CTCGGTGCTGGTCAGGGCTCGGCCGACAGCGATCAGCGCGCCAATGCCTGCCAGCCAGGCGAGGTTCTTTTCAAACTCGTTCATCCCATCTCCTATGGACGAAAAAAAGCCCGCCGAAGCGGGCTGCACAATGAACATCAGTACAGTCACTGCCAAACGACGGAAGTGACCTCATCGACAGTCTGTGCGGCCTCAATCGCGTCAAGCAGACGCTGCCGCGTAGCGGCCAGATCCTGGCTCTCCGACATCAAAGTCAACACTCGGGCGAGCGCTGCGGACCGCACCTCTGCGGGGTCCTTCCCCTGGGCCGCCGCGAGTCCGTCAAGATATGGCGTCTCGGCGGTTGCGCTCTGCTGCCAGGCCAGAGCCTCAAACTGCTGAAGGGGCCACATCAGGCGGTCGACCGGCGCACCAGCTGCCACGATCTTCACGGATCTGAGCCCGAACTCCGCTTCCACACGCTCGCGTTGTGAGGCCTTCATTTTGGCGAGTTGCGCCGCTGCACTTTCCACTTGGCCCCAATCAATCATGTTGCGAACTCCAGAACCCCATTCGGTGGGTCAATGAGAGGCTCCGGGAAACGCGCGGCCTCACTCGCCTCCGATGTATGGGGCACCCTCAAAGTGATCTCCAGACGCCCATTTCGGCGCGCCACATCACCCCAGATGTATGCGCTTTCAATCGCCTTCTTCGGCAAGAGCTGCCCTTCTTGCAGCGGTGCGAAGTCAAACCGCTCGCCATTGACCACCAACGCGTCGTTGTCGCGAACAACCGTCAAATCCGGCACTTCGCCCGGCGGCAGGCACAGAGGGATAATTTTGATGATCATTTCCACCTTCCCAATAGTGTTGCGCGAAAAACGCCCGAACCGCCTATCGGCGCGGGGCTAACAGGGGCGGTCAGGTATCCCGCACTGGCGAATTGAGTCAGTCCGACGCCCGTAGGCGCGGCCGACCAATAGGCAGAGCGCCCCGAGATATCGCTGTCCGTGTACGACAACTCCAAGACCGCCGGATTCTCTCCAACGAACGCCACCGGGTAGGACATACTCCCAAGACTCAAGTAGGAGAGCCCTGCGGTGTTGCTGGTCCAGGTGGCACCGGCCAGGCTCACGTTCTGCCTGACGAAAGCCAGTTGCGTGCCATCGCCGAATCGCAACCATGACCCCAAGCTATTTGAACCACGCTCTGTCAATGCCCCCGCCGCGGCAACCATTGCAGCATCGGCCTTTGCCTGCGCGGCTGCCGCGGCTGCCTTGGCACGCAGGCCCGATGAAGACCACCCTGTCCAGACACCCTCGTACAGCGTGCGCTCCACAACCCCCAACGAATTGGATGTCGCGTAGTACGGGGTCGCAATTTGCGTCACTGCGTCGCTGTATGGGTATTGATCGATGTACCAGAATTCCCCATTGCCCGGGCTGTTCGGGTTATCGGGTCCAATCAGTTCGTTCCAAGTTCCGCGGCCAGGCATGAGCGACGGGATATCGTTGCAGTTCCGAGACTCGTTGAGCGTGAACCTTATACCCAGCCCCCCATAGCCCACTTTAAGCAGCTGTCCCGGCGTTGAATCGTACGGGCCGTCCACGACTCCAGAAAGCAAGTCGAGAACGGTATTTCCCTTCGTGAACGCTGACCGCGGCGCCTCGCCCCGCCCGCCATTCGGCTGCGGGGTATCAAGATCGACCTTGTATGGAGCAAGACTCGGCATTACGTCCCCACTGGTGTAGTCTGAACGGCCTCAGCAGCAGCGCGGGCCTGAATGCCCTCCCGCGCAATCAGACTGAGAGAGGCTGCCAAGCCGTTGATCAAATCGGGCGTCAGACGGTTGCCCAAATTTCGCGCAAGCACTTCATGCATCTTCAACTGCATTTGTTCAGGCGTCATATCATTCCTTTATGCGCGGCCTCACAGAAGGCCGGACACGTCAATCACCGAAAACATGCAAGTCTCGGCGTAGCTAAAAAATGTGTTGCTGTAGATAGGCGCCCAGCCGAAGAACTTCACCCCGGGGTCAGGAAACGCCGCGACGAACCCTTGCGGGTGTGCGTAGAACTTCTCGGGATATAGAAAGGCCGACCACCCTCCCCCCGCCTCGGGCATACAGTTGTAGCCCTGCCGAATGAATGACTGGTTGACCGCGTACTTGGATGCGGGCAAGCCGGCCCACAAGGTCCCATCCAAGTGCGCATTTCGACTCGCGGTCCAGTAGGGTCCAATAGTCGCACTTCCCACGATGTTCAACGGGTGGAAACCACTCATGAAGATGTGGCGCCCGTCCTCTGAAAAGATGTCCAGCGCGCCTCCCGTCTGCCAGGGCTTATCGAATATGTAATACTCGACGTCTCCGGCAAAGCGAAACGTGTAGTCCCCCCCGTTCTGCGCCACCAGCAGACATGCTGTTGCACCACCACCCAACGGCCTGAGGAACACGACAGGCGAAGAGCAAGGCAAGGTGATGGTGCCGTACTGTTCCGTAGTCCGATACAACACACCCTTATGCCTCAGGAAGTAGTTGACGTTTCGACTATCAACAATCAGTCCTCCTGACTCGGAATAGATCTCCAATGCAGCCAACGCCATCACTTCACCCCGTAGAGGATCTTCGCACTCGCCCTCGCGCCAGGGGCCGCACTAAAAGTCCACGAAATAACCGTGCCATTCAAAAAGATCTGCGGCGCGCTAAGGCTATTTGCAGCCCCCAACGTCAGTGTTGCGATCCAGGGACTGCCGGACGCTAGTTCCGGAATGCTGATGGCACCGTCTGCTGTCCCCGTTGTCACCTCACCAAACTGTCGAGCACACTTAGTGAGCCCGGTAATGATCGGGGAGCCGTCGGCAGCTAAGATTTCGAAAGGAGACGCCATCAGCTACCCCCGCCCAGTCGTATACCCAGCTGTCCGTTTGGGTAATACCAGCGAAACCCTGTACCGCCCATCTCAGTACGCTCGCCGCTCGCTCCCTGCGTTCGCCAGGTTGTTTGGCCGGTTCGCATGTTCATGTAAAGCAGTGGCCTCCCTTGACTATCGGTTGCGTCAGACAACAATTCGTCTACGAACTTCCCGGAACCTATAGTGCCGTTCTTGATGAACGCAGTATCGAAATAGGCAGTATCCGCCGCCACGTCGAAGATGAATGGCGAGTGCAGCTTTCCATTCAAGGACGTGAGGAAAGCCACCGTGTCAGCCATCACCAGAAATTCGCTTCGGCTTTGGCCGTTCTCACCAATCGACGCACCCAGCGCAACACCGGCCTGCACGACTCGCCCATCCTGTCGCACCTGAGCCTTCAGCATCCACGTCGAACTGAGCGCGAGCTTCGTGGTCGTTGCAAGGAGGTCCGCCGAATCCGCCGTGGCCTTGGCATTACCCGCCAACTGCTGCGCCGCAGATGCCGTTCCCTGCGCGCCAACCGCGATGCCGCGAGTTTCCTGAAGGGTGGCTTCGTTCTCGCCCACACGTCCGGTCAGAATCAGCATCTGCTGCGCAGTAACAGAGGTCAGATTCGCAGTGACCCGCAACTCCTCACGGATGACGGCAAGATTCCCTTCCGTCTGGGCCACAAGCGATATGGAGCGCATCGCCTCCCTGAAATCGCCCTCATTGATGACGGACGTCGCACTCACCGTGCCGACGAAGCTACGGTCGCTATCCCCAGCAAACCAGGTATGGTCCTGGACATCGGCGCCCGTCAGGTCGCCTACGATGTCCTTCATCACCTCGTCGGTGATCCCCGCCTGAATCTCCTCGATAAGACCCGGCGCCAGTTGTCCGGCACCAATCTTTCCCTCCATATAACTCAAGAGTGGCGTCGGATCCGCGCTGGACTGCCCGCGCACGCCGAATTCCCCCGGATACCATGGCCCAGGCTGGTCAGCCTCATCCCGGACTCTGGCCCAGAAGTACATGGCCACATTGTTAGCGAGACCTGTTATTGAATGCGACGCCTGCGGGTATGCGAACATGCCGAGCGGCTGAGCGTCGACAAAGCTGTTGGTCATCGAACGGTAAATCTCGATGGCCCGCAGATTGATACCAGACGGCCAGATCCAGTGCAGGTCAATCCCCATCACCTGGCCGGCAGCAGTGAGCGACGTTAATGTGGGAGGAGGCAACATCGTGGCGCTGATCTGCCCTTGCCACGTCTTCCACGGCCCCGGCAGTGTGCCGACCCCGCGCGCCCGTACCCACCACACGCCCGGCGAAAGCTGGGCCTTGGTGCTGGGCTCAGCTACCGTCCCCAGCGGCATCCACGTCGTTCCCTGGTCGTTGCTGGCCTGGAACTCATAGGCCGTAGCACCACGCGCCGGCGTGCAGGAAACTTGCTGCACGCCGGCAACGGACGTGGCGAACACCGTCACCTCGTTCACGATCGGCGCACCGGGCTTGCTAGGCAGCAGTGACGGTGGCGGCGGTGGCGGCACGTCCCCGCCCAGCTCAGCGGTGTGCACAGAATCCGCATAGTTGACGAAAGTCAGCGCTACCCTGCCGTTCTCGTCGGGCGTAGCCGACAGCGCCAACGTGTTGAGCGCCCTCTTCTCGCCTGGACCGAACTGGTAATACGTGGGCTCCTCAGTATCGCCAGAGGCAATTTCGACATCCGCCGGCAAGGCACTGGCCAGGACAGCAGAAAACTCATCCCCCCCCTGCGTCACAAGGAACGGTCCCCGCACGGAGCCGTCCAGCATGCGCAGGCTCAAGTAATGGTTCTCGCCGATCCACCATTCCAGTGGCTCAGACATGGAGAGGACGCGCGTAGCCCGGTTGTACCCCCGCACGAATCCTGACAGCCCCCATTTCGGCACATCGTGCGTGATGGCTACAAGGTCAAGATACTTCGGCAGCAGGCCGTCCAACTCGGCCGAGAGATTGGGAAAGCGGCGCTGATCTCGGTTGGCTGCGGCCATACTGATGCCTTCCCGCCATGCTTGCGGCCGATTCGTGCAGCCGATCAGCTCCACGGCATACGGGCACTCCTGCGTGCCACCAGGCAGAACACAGGCCACGTCTTCAGGCTGCCATGTCTCCTCGTTGATGAAAGACACTACCACGTGATCGGGGCTATCCGACTTCATGAACTTGTAATCCACGGAGAAGGACTCCGCCACGATGTTCATGGGTGTAAACATCGCCGTCGGCACTGTGCGCGGCTCATTGCGCACAATGTCGATCACCCCGGCGTAGTACATTGGCCGCGCGCGGCCCACGCGGGCGATCTTGGTCAGCGCGTCCCAGAACGTGGTCGTGGTGTCAAATACCCCGTTGAACTCATCGCCGCGGCTGTCCCATACCTGCGCCAGCCGGTACAGCTCGTTCAAGTTGATACGGCTATCGACCAGCCCACGCCCATATTCTTTGTTCGTGCAGGCATCAGCTATTGCCCAGGCGGGGTTACGCGTGACCTTAGTAGAAAGGGACCAACCATCAACTGGATTCCAGGTCTTGAGCTTACGCGTGGCAATTACGTTGATCCGGCGCGCTGTCGACTGATTCAAGTTGTTGGTGGCACGCATGACCACTGCCAGCATGGTCAGGTTTCCGTATGACTGCTTTGCTGGCAGGTAGGCGCGCATGCCCGCCCATTGCAGCGCGTTGCCGTAGCGCGTGTCGGTCTGCTTGTTGCTTGTGCGTTGCGCTCGCACTTGATAGCGCCCCTGGGGCACCGTGTAGCGGTAGGTCTTGGCCTGAGGCGTGGCCGTCGAAGCGCGATAGGACTCACTCCCCAACAAGAACCACTCGCCAATCGCATGTCCGGCGTTATCGATCGGCTGAGCCAGCACATCCCAACTCACCGTAAAAGGATTCAAGTCTCCCTTGTCATCCGCACGGTACAGCCCCGCCGGAAAGGCGATATCAATGGCGATCTTGTTGGCACGAGAATCCGCTGGGTTTGCCACGAACGGCCCCACGGCGCCGCCGTCCGCCTCGTTCGGCCCCTTCAGTTCCAAGCCTTGTACGGCATTGGACGTGACCACGTTGTCCGGAAAGAGCGTTACCTTGCCACCAGGCCGGATCACTTCATACTGCACCTCGGCGAGATTGCCGATGGGCGTATCCTCAACTCGGATCTCCTCGATGTCGATCTCGCCCTGGCTGATGCCAAGCAGCTGGTACAGATACTGTTGATTGCCATCAAGCTCGGTGTACGGCTCAGCGGCAAAGTCGGGGTACACACGAAATCGCCCATACAGAACAGGGATAGCCTCAAGCAAGCGAGCGCGGTTCCCTTGGGCGTTTATGCCATAGGAAGGGCTAGCCTGCTCGCGTCCGGAAGCAAGATTTGGCGTCGGCGGAGGTAGAACCGCGTTCAGCAGCAGATTTCCGCCGATTATGATCCCGGCAGACATAGCCGCTGCGGCGCCCGCCTGCAAGCCCAGCGCTGCCGGCACCCACGCGGACGCCACGACAAGTGCGACCTGAAGCAGCGTTCGAAGAGGGTTAGACCCGCCGTTACCCCCATCGCCGGGCAGGTAGAAGACAGCCACAACGTCAGAGGTCTCAATCCTGCGCACCCATTGTGCTTGGAGCAAATACTCCCCATTCACCTGTACCACGAAGACGTGGTTTCGTACCACCTTTGCGCCCCGACCTGAAACCGCACCGCGCGCCCGCAACATCGTGTCAATGCGAGTGCCGGCGCGAACCGTCACCAACTCACGGCTCAATTGCGGCCGGAAGGGGTTGTCGCAGAAGAGAACTTTAGGCATAGATCCGGTAAAACTGACAGCGCCCGAACCCCATCATTCGAAGTTCGCGCATATGAGTGAAGATGACGCCGTGACCGCGCATGGCATGCAGGACGCCGCCGCCATCGATATCCAGGTAGATGCCAACGTGAGGCTCACTGCCCTCGCGCATCAGCACGCCATCGCCATGCACAGGCACCAGGACGATCTCCCATTCACCGGAGCGGAGCTTTTCGGCGTGAAGCGCGCGCGCCTCGTCGCCAAGGACGCAAGCCGGAATGCCGCCACCAAAGTGCGCCAGGCGTACCGCGCGCAGCAGCCCCCAGCAGTCGTAGGCGTCCGGCCCTATCGCCCCGACCTTCCACGGCTTCCACAAGTATTCGGCGATCTGATCGGCCGTCATCGGACCAGCCCCGGGAAGCGGCTGGGTAGGTACTTTTCGCGCGGAAACGCTGCGTTGTGCACGTCATCCAGCGTGGCCGTTCCAGTTATCTGAACGCCCGTGGCATTGACGTTAGTCAGTTCCATCACGATGGGCGGGTCCATCCCTGGCTTGGAAAGATCGGTCGACACGAAGGGGCGATAGATCATTACGATGGGCTCGCTGGGCGTACTTGCAGCCGCCTCCAGGTGGGCGATGACTTCCTGCGTCACGCCGTCCAGCGTGACTTTCATCTGAGGCACCTGGTCTTCTTCGAAACCCGGCAACGAGAAGCCGAAGGCAGCGGCCGTGAATTCGACGTATTGGCCGCCGTGCAGCGGCGCGTCACTCTCAAGGCGCGCCGTGATGCTCTCGTAGCCCAGCACTACTCTTATGGCCGTGCGCTGGCCCTCGTCGTCCACGAAGGCCGAATGCAGGACTTCCAAAGTGTCAAACACCACGCGGTCCTGCGGCGCGCTGGCATATGCCTCTTTCACCGCCTCGTCAAAACTCATTAGGGCACCTTGCAATAGAAAAGGCCCGCCGAAGCGGGCCCTGAAAGTGACTTTCGAATGGCTTAATCGATGTTGAGCTTTTCGACTTGCCCGGACACATGCCAATCCGGTCCAACGTACGTCTCATTGGGAGCCTTAGTAAACCGAACCCGTGAAAATCGCACTCCGCGGTTATCTCGAATCTTCAACATGAACCAGCTGGTCCAACCATTGAGGTCACTTTCCGCGAAAGCCGCGTACGTCTCGAATTGCTCCTGCGTCAGCACAAACTTCACTGACTGCGTGATCGGATAAACGCGAAATCGCCGCCGCTGGCGTGCCAATCCGCTGTCCATAGGCGTGCGTATGAACGGATCTGCCGGTTGCCGGGAAAGCTCAAGCAACGGCAACCCCGCCGGCCAAACAGGTAATGCCATAAGTCACCCCAATTGTGGTTTCAGTCCAAATCGCTGTTGCATTGCGCGACCGGCCTCACTGTTCCCGGACCTAATCGCTCCACCTAGACGCTTATCGACCTGTCGCCACAGCATGTCGATAGACAGAGAGCCGTCCGTGTTCTGGCGGACTTGAACATCTGGCTCCGAAAGAGCACCTGTTATGTTTACATTCACTACAGGGCTACGACTAGCCGTAGCGTTCCCAACGATGCTCGACCCAAGCGGAGTTACATAGCCCCCATCCGCGCCGCTCATGAGGTAGGTTCTCCCAGCCTCCGAATAGAGCTCCGGACCAAGCTCATTTACCCGGTACAGCGAGTTAGCTGTAGTCGGGCCACCAGAGGCGCGCGCTCCCGCAACCGACGTTCCACTCCCCCAGGGGCTGCTACGGAAGGACGATACGTCGCCAGTCATTGTTCCGCCCACCCGCGACGACGAGAACCCCCCGCCCGTAGAGCCGAGGATATTTCCCATCATTCCAGCTATAGCTTGGCGCGTGGCGATCCGTGCCAAGTCAGCGACTACTGAGGTCGCGAAGTCCGCGAACGAAAGTTTCCCCGTCGTCGCGAAGCGGACAATCGCATCCTCCATGCCCTGGAAGGCATTCGAGAAAAGCCCCTTTGTCTGATCGGCAACGTTCGAAGCCGAGTTCAGATAATTTTCGAGCGCCGACGTGGCTCCGTTCTTCCAATCTGCCTGGGCACTTCGCACCTGGTCGAAGTAATCCTGCTGCATCGAAAGGCGAAGCTGTAGGTGTTCCTGCAGAAGCTTGGTTTCGCTCTGGTAGGTCTCTTGCGTAATCTGGCCAGAGGCCATCGAACGATCGAACTGCGCCTGTTGACGCTGATAGTCCCGCAGAATCCCCTGGCGCGCCCGAAGCTCTTCTTGGGTGCGGTCACCTAGCCCGACCCCGGCGACCTGATCGGCGTACTGCTGTTGCTCCAGATCTCGGGTAGCGGCCAGGCTGGCGCGCAGCGCTTCGACCTTGGCGGTTTCCTGCTTGGTACGTAGCTCCTTCTCGGCGGCCACGTTCAAGTCAAGCTGGCTGCGCAGCAGATCTTGTTGGGCAAGCAAACTTTTCTGGTCCGCAGTGAGGACCTTCTTGTCCTTCAGGTCGGCGATCTGCTGTTCGAACTCAGCACGCTTCTGCCCCCAGGTTGCCAGCTTGCCTTCGCTGGTGATCTGGGCCTGCAAGGAAGCTTCCGCTTCTCGGTACTGTTGGAGAAGCCTAGTAGCGGCATCGTCCGTGTGGGGCTTTTTGGCCCCCTTTTCCTCGAACTGCCGATCAACGGCCGCGCGTGCTGCCTTAATCTGCTCTTCCGAGAGCTTCGTGCCATCCTTTTGCGACTTGATGATCCAAGCGTCTAGATCGGCCACTGCTTTCCGATGTTTGTCCGCTTTGGATGCGCCTTCTTCAATGATGCGCGCGATGTGTTCGCGAGACTCGATCGCCTCGCGGTTAGTCCGGACAAGTTCCGATTGCGCTTTGGCTGCGTCTTCCGCCTCCTTCCGCTGGGCGATCAACGCATCACGACGCCCTTCAGCATCCTTGAGGCCGGCCCTCTCCTTATCGCTGATCGTCGCGCCAGCCTCAGAGGCGATCCGAATATTCTCAGCACGCTGGCGAATCTCACGCTCAACCACCCGCAAGGTCTCATCGACCGTGGTCTCACGGCCGATGTCCAGCATCTTGTCCCAAGCCCAAGAGGCGGCTGCGCCCAGCTTGTTCCATGCCGATTCGAGCGACCCCAGGTTTTCCTTCTGCGCGGATGTGCGCCCCGTAAGCTCCGCGGCGGCCTGCCGGGCAACCAGCTCCACTGCCTCCTGCGCCCGCCCCTGTTCCTTTAATGCCTGGACCTGCGCGTAGACGGAACCAGTCAAAATCCCGTAGCGCTCATTGAGGTCAACAACCGCCGCCACTGGATCCTTGCCGAGCTTTGTGAAAACCTCAACGGTTTTCTCAATCTCCGTGCCTGCCGCGCGCTGCATTTCCGCCGCGATCAGCGCCACGTCCGCCAGGGCGGTACCGGACAACTTCCCGGAGGCCGCCACCGCATTCAAGGCTTGAACAGCACGCGAATGGCTGCCAGTCACCTCGCCCAGCCCGTGCGCCATCGCAACGAGATTTCCCGCCGTTACACCCGCGGCGTTGCCGCTCAGGATCAAGGCCTCGCGGAAGTTCTCTGCTTCGGAAGATCCCTTCGCCCAACCCACTACCACAGCCGCGACAGCTCCAGCCGCCAGGGTGTACGGATTGACCAGTCCCGCCAGGGCTCCGCCCAGCGCCCGCGCCGCCGGCACAATGCCGCCGAACATGTCCTTGAGCTGGCCGCCTTGCTGAAGCAACACGGTCAGCGGCTGCTGACCGCCCTGGAGCGACACCACAATGTCGGTTAGCTGTGCCGGCACACCACGAAGGGCGGCGGCCTGCTGTGCGGCGCTGATCCCGTACTGGTTCAACTGCTTACCGGCGCCGGCCGCTGCCGCACCAGTGGCCGAGAACTTGGTCTTCAACTCGTCCAGAATGGACGTGGGCACGTCACGCAGCGCAGCGTTGTAGAGAATCTGCTGCTTGCGCGTGAAGTCGATGGTATTGGCCTGATTGATCAGGACATCGACTCGGCGGCGCTCGGCTGCCGTCAGCTTTGCATAGTCCGCCTGGGCCGATTGCGACATGTCGCTGGTGCGACGCTTCGCCGTCGCAATGGCGGTATCGAACTGCGAAGTATCGACAACAATGTCTAACCGCGCGGTTCCAATGCTTTCCTGTGCCATAGTTCAGCTCTTGTGTAGATACTCCAGGGCGGCCCGCTCAATCATCCGAAGCTTTTCCATGACCTGGCGCTGCCGCTTGCGCGGCACCCCGTGCAATTGCAGGTCTGCATACATGGTCAGGTAATCCAGGCCAACAGGACCGCCAGCCCCGACCCGCCATTGCGTTTGGTTGCGCACAAAAAGCGCGAAGGCATCCGCCAATTCCGGCGGAACCTCCACCGGCGGTCGCTTGAACAGCGATGGCCGCGAGCGGATTCCCGCCAGCGCAAGCGCCTGCGCAGATGGCGGCGTCCAATAGAACGCCGCCACCGCCGCCCTTACCCGTTTCCCAGTTCGACCTGGAGCGCTCGGTTGTAGGCCTGGACGATGGCCAGATCCGCGCCGGGCTGGTGCTGCCGCAGGGCGACGATGCCGGCTTCATCCAGCGGCATATCCGCGTTCCAGCGCTCGATCAGTTCCAGCAACAGCGCATCGGTGCTGAGCTTGCCCTTTTCCACCTTCGCCATGAGGGCGCGGTACTCGTCCCCGGTCTTGTGGCGGAACGCCAGTTCCAGCGTCTGCGTCCGGCCCTGCCCGGTGATCGTCACCTTGGCTTCGATGACGGGGTTCCCTTTGATGATGAACGTCATGATTAGGCCTCGTCGTAGGTCACGGTGTCAGCGACCAGCGACAGCGTGAAGGTGTTTTGAAGGTTCACGTTCTGGCCGCCCGTGGCCTCCTTGCGGAACGAGGGATAGCCGTAGTAGTACGTGACGCTGCCGTCCGGGTAAGTGGTTTCCAGCACCACCGGCTGGCGCAGGCGGTCGGCCGTGATCAGCGCTTTGTACCAGGGCTTCTTGCGGTCGTAGTCGACCGTGTACGTCAGCACCGTCGGCGTCTTGACCGTGGGTTTCTGCTGTTGCTTGCCGGTCGGGTCCTCGGTGTACTGGTACGTGTGGTATTGCTGCTCGCCGCCGGTGATTTGCACGTCGGTGATCTGGTCCAGGCTTACCCAGTCGTTGACCTTGCGGAACGTTCCCGCGCCCTGGCCCGCCGGATACAAACGCAGGTCTTCGGTGTCCGCGCCTTCGATCTTGAAGCCGTCAGCCGTCACGCCGGAAGCACGAAAGACGGAATTGTCCAGCGCCGGCCAGCCCGAGGCCAGCACCAGCACATCGCCGGCCGTGGGCGGGGTGGCGGTCGTCGCGGTCGGGTCGATCCCATTCGTTACCGCGCTGATAGCCACAGCCTGCGCGAGCGTCTTCGAAACGCGGAATTGCGACCCGTTGATGAAAATGGAAGACATATCGAATCCTCAAAAAAATGCCCGGCGTGTGCCGGGTGAGAACTTGTTGCCGGGGGGAAAATCTAGCGGAGATACCAAATGCCGAAGTCCTGGCGGGTTCCGCGCTTCTTGATGGCCTCTTCGTAAAGGTCAGTCGGCGCACCGTAGGGCTCCACGGCGGGAAAGTCACTTTCGCAAAGCGCCGTTGCGACCTGGTCAGCAATCGCCTCAGCCTGCAAGCGCGTTTCGGCCCACACATGGACCTGTATGCGTCGGTGTCTCTTCTCGCGCCGCTTGCCCTCGACATACCATTGCTCTTCGCCGCCCGCGCCCTGGTAGACGATGAGGGGAAAAGCTGGCTTGTCCGGAGTAACATCCGGGTACGCTCGCCCCGACACCAGCGGCGCAAGCAATTCTTTCAGTCGTGATTCAAGCGGCATTTCCCACCTCCTGCGCCGCCAGAAGTTCCGGCAACCTCTCCCTGCCACGTTGGATCATGGCCAAGCGGGCCCGACCGTTGGCCGCGTCAAAGGCCGGTCGAAGGAACGGATATGCCGGCACCCATTTTGGAGAGGCCAGTTTTCGGCGCTTGTCGGTGACATACGTGCCGTCCGGCTTGCGGATCACGGCGTAGATCTGCCAGTGGCCGAACTCGACCAGATGACCGTGGGGCGCCTTCCGCTTGTTCCAGGTCACCGCGTACTGCACTTCCTTGTCGGTAGATCGGTTCTCCCGGAAGGCGAGATAGAGGGCGTCGGCCAGAACGCCGTTGTGTGTGTTCATCCGCGCCTTAGCCTCGTCCCTTAGCACTTCGCCGCCGGCAACGGCCATCGAGCGCGCCAAGCTGACGCGAGCCGGCCCTAAGAGGCGATCTAGACCAGCCGACCAGGCGGAGGTATCAAAAGTTGCCTGAATGCCATTAGCCATCCTCACCCCCTTGTTCGCATACAAGGTATGCCCTCCGGCGATCCTTGAAGTCGCGCGTCAGCCCCTTTACAGCAAAGGCGACACCGTCATGCATCACGCGCATTCCGTCATCTACGCCCAATTCCCGCACAGCATCAAAGCTCACCAGAAAGCTATAGCGGGCGATGGACGCGGACACGTTCCCCTGCAAGTTCGCTCTGATGGCGCCCAAGCCGGTCTCATTCGCAATGCCCGCCCACAGCGGCTCCCCATGGTTCACCCAGTCATCCAGCGGCTGGCCGGCGGCGTCGGTGCCCCCCGACCGACGCTGCACTTGAATGCGGCGATTCCGCTCGTTGGCGCTCATGGCAGCACCCGGGTGAAAGGAAACACCAGCTTTGCAAACGCGGGGTTCTGGTGAAGCACCTTCTCTCCGCCACCCTCCGGATTCTCCAGAAGATCGCCCACCAGCATCACAATGGCGAGCTTCAATGCCCACGGCGCGGGCCCTGGCTTGGCTGAGAACAAGATCGGGTGCACGCCGGCATCGCTGGTTATCAGGCCCGGCCATATCGGCAACGGGTCCACGCGCCCCCCGACCGGCGTCCACTCGTAGGAAGCTTCTGCCAACGCGTAGCCTGTGCGCCGCTCGACAATCTCCCGGGCTGCCGAAATCACACCGGGGATTTCTTCATCCAGCGCAGAATGGTCGATGTGCAAGAGCCGTTTCGCCTGCTCCACGCTCACCGGCTCCTGTGTCGCGGCGGTGATCAAGCGCAGCATGCCTACCCTCCCACCGAGGCCACGGCGTTGGGGTGCGGGTCAATGTACCCCGCGTCCTTCAGCGCCGCCACCAGTGCAGCGTCGAACTCGCGGACTTCGCCGCACTTGCCGTAGATGCTGTCGTGCAACACCAGCGCGCGAACGGATTCGCCCTCGCTCGGAGGCGGTATGGCCGAGGCGACGGCGGACGCGGTTTCCTCGGGCGGCGCCGGCGTAGCGCCAGGGTCGCCCTCTCCCGAAACATTGATAGTCGCGCCGCCGTCGTTCCGGTCCGCCGGAACATTGCTGCCCGGTGTCGATTCGCCGCTGGCGCCCTCCGGGGGCACCAGCGCCGCAGGCGCGTTCGATTCATCGCCGGCCGGGGTCGGCTGTGCCGCTTTTCGTGCCATGGTTTCTTCCTTGCAAAATTGCGCCGGTGGGGCACTCACCCTCCGGCGCAGGTTGGCTACATGGCCGCTTAAGCGGCGGCCCCGTGCTGGAACAGTTTGACTGCGCCGCCAACGTCGATCAGGTTGCCACCAGAGCGCATCCACGCCAGGAAGCCCACCTGGCCCTTCTTGACGTAGGCTGAGTCGTTGAAGCGGAACAGAGTGATCGCCATCACGTCGCGGATCTTATACAGGCTGAAATCGCCGAAGGCGATAGACTTCGCCGAGGCCGCCGGCTGCGGCATGTGCTGGTTGATCTGGATATCGCGATTCAGCAGTCGATCCGGAGCGCCCCCAGGGTTTCCCTGCTCGTAGCCGGGGACGAAGATCGGGCGGCCCTGGTCGTCCTTGATCTTGCGTACCATCTTGAGCATGTCGTCATGAAACATCCACTTGGCGCCCAGGCGATAGGCCGGGTCCACGCTGTGTTCTAGGTCCACCAGGTCGTCATAGGTGATGACGGGCGTTGCCGACACCACGCCGATCTTGCCGGTCCCTGCGGCAGTGACAACCCCGGTCGGGCCAGCGGTGCCGGGGCCAACGGTGTAATGGCGGTTGGTGACGCGGCCGAGACGCGTTTGCAGGCGCTGACGGATGAACCCTTCGATGTCCGAGGAGCTATCCTGCAACAGCTCCCACGGGACGGTCACCACCCTGGAGCTGAACTTGTACACCGACAGACCCTTGGTGCCGAACGACACGTCCTGGTCGCTGGCCGACTGGTTCTCGGCAACGATTTCGCCTTCTTCGTTGGTGCCGTCGCTGGTGGGGTACTGCATGGGCTCGCCGCCGCCCGTCGTGAAGACGTTGGCGACAGCGCGCATCCCGCCGAACGCCTTGAGCGCGTCCAGGATCGAGGTCGCGACCGTCGTCGGAACGGTATAGCCGCCCTGCTCGGGATTGACCGCCGGATTTCCGCTCATCGCGTTGCGCACATGCGTCCAATCCTCGGCCGTCAGCGCGTTGTCACCGCCACGGCACCACTTGTCGAACAGCGCCACATCAGCGGGGCGGCCCTTGTTGGCACCGGGACGCACGTCGTGTTCACGCACGCCGGCGTTCTTCAGGTCGTTTTCGGCCGTCAGATCCATCATCTTCTGATGGCGCGCGATGGCTGCGTCGATGCGCTCGATTTCCGCCGTGTTGTCGTCGTATTTCTTCTGGTGGTCAGCGTTCCAGTTGGCGCCGGGGTTGTTGTCCAGCAGGGCGCGGGTTTCCTTGGCCAGCGCGTTGCGGCGCTCCCGCTCGGCTTGCAGATTGAAAGCCATAGTGTGGTTCCTTCAGTCGAAAAAAAACCGCCCGAGGGCGGTGGGGTGGTCCTGCGAGCGGGAGCCGCTTAAGCAGGTGTTGCCTCGATCAGCGAAAACCGCCGCTCAAGATCGTTTCTGAGAGCCTGCACCTCGGCGTCATCGACAGCCGGCGATTGCGGCTCGGTCAAGGCTTTGGGCGCATTCTCGTATGCGCCGAGGTTCCAGGTGGCCGAGGCCGTCGCCTTCTTACCGGCCGCCTCGACGATCCGGTCCACAAAGCCATGCTCTAGCGCCTCATCAGCGCTGAACCAGGTCTCGGCGTCCATCCATGCTTTCACCTGGTCAGCCTTCTGGCCGGTGCGCTTTTGGTAGTCGGCAGTGATCGCGCCGTCGACCTTCTCCAGCAGGTCCGCCGTTTCGCGCATTTCGGCCTTGTTGCCAATGGCGACCGTCCAGGCGTTGTGGATCATGAAAAAAGCGCCTTTGGTGATTTCTATCTCGTCGCAGGCCATACACACATCCGTGGCTGCCGATGCGGCCAAGCCGTCAACATGACCGATGACCTTGGCCGAGTGCTGGCGAATTGCGGTCATCATGGCGCGAGCGTCGAAAACGTCACCACCGGGCGAATTGATCCGCAGATGGATGGTGTCCGCCTTAATACTGTTGAGGGTCTTGGCGAACTCGGTTGCGTCAATGTCCCCCCACCATCCGCCGATCACGCCGTGCAGGTATATGGTGGCTTCGTTCTCGCCGGCCTCGGCGCTCAAAGGTTTCGCCCCCGAGGCGTTATCACGCGCTAGCTGAAGCAGTTTCGGAATTTTCATTTTGGGTTTCCCTGTCTTGGTCGTCGTCTGGTTGCTGCGCCGGCTTTTGGCCGGCACCCGCAAGGGTTGGCCGGTCAAACGCACCCCCAAGCGGCTGAAGGTTCTTCAGGCGCCGCACTTCGTCCACCGACATCCAGCCCTGAGTGCCAGGCCCGCCCAGCGCCTTGGAGAAATACTCGCCCTGAGCCTTGGAATCTCCGGCCATCAATCCGTCCACATTGTGTTCCGTGAAATAGCGTGCGGTTCGGAACAATTTTCGGTTCAGTTCGGCCTTGATGCGCTTCAGGTGGGGCGCAAGCGTGTACTTCACGAAGCCGATGCCCATCTGCTCGATGCCACTACCCCAGCTGCTGGCTTTCGTCATTTCACCGATCATGTGCGGGGGCACGCCAAAGGCGCGGGCGATATCGATTACCTGCCATTGCCGCGATTCCAGCAGCTGCTGGTCCACGGCCGACATGGTCAGTTCCTTGATGTCCAGCCCTTCGGTCAAGATCAGCGGAATTCGGCGGTTTCCCTGAATACCGCCATATTTCGCTACCCAAGCAGCCCGGAAATCCTCCTGCATATCGGGAGACATCGCCGCTGGGGCCTTGATGGCGACCTCCGGCTTGCCGCCTTCACTGAAGAATTTTCCGGCATGTTCGTCGCCCTGAATTGCAATGCCGATGCCGTTTCGCGCCCCCCACTGAATCACCGACATGGAACTCACGCCGTTGAAACCGAAGCCGGGAAGGTGGATGACGTCGTCCTGGTCGACGGTGAAGTACCCCTTGTCATCGTGAAAGGTGTATTGCAGCCGCCTCGGGTCTCGGGGGCTATCCCTCGCCTGCTCGCGAATATCTACTCGGTCGCGTGGCCACGGGATCATGCCCGTCATAGCGCCGGCACGGTTGCGGGTGATGTATCCGACACCATCGCCGCGCAGCAACATCTGGGTTACCAGAAACTCCCAGCCAGCGGACGCAACCCAGTTCGGGCAGAACTCCTCATTCAGCGTCCACCAATAGGGGTGATCGACCTGCTGCCGTGATCCGCTGATCCGCTCGAAGATCGGCAGCGGCAGTTGGGCGATAGATCCGGCGATCAGCGACACGCAGGCATACACCGACGAGACACGCATCGCCGTCTTTTCATTCACCACGGCGCCCGCCGCGGTCCGAGGATCGCCGAACACCTCGAAAATCCGAATATCAGACGACGAAACGGTTTCCCCGTCAGCTAGGTTGGCGAATCCTGGTTCCTTCCGTTCCGCCTGCGGCGGCGGTTCGGCGCTGCCGCTACCCAAGAGTTTGGAAAGTAGTCCCATCACATCACCACGAATCCTTGTTGAATTTTCTTGACGCCGGCCGCAGGGTTCAGCGCCATGAGCTGCGCAGCATCGAACAGCGCCATAAGCGGGTCGATCTTCGCCGTTCCACTCGCCTGCTTGGTGATCAAGATGCCATTGGCGCGTTGCTCGATACGCGCATTTCCCACCGACCAGGCCAGCAATGCCTGATCGCCATGCAGAAACGTCCCTTCGGCCAGCTTTCGCTCGACCGTCTTGATGATTCCGCCAAGCTTCCAGCCCTGGGACACACCGACGATCAGATCCTCAGGGATTTCTTCCTCTACCAGCGCGTCGTTGAAGGTCACGCCGTTCTGGTCGGCCCCGATTGCGTTTTTCTCTGGGAATAGCCCCGCGTCGTAAACTTGGCGCACCAGGGCGGCCAGTTCGGCGGTGTCGTCGCCGATATGCTTCACGACGACCAGCTCGCCGGCACGCTCGAAATCTCGCAATCTGGGTTCAATCTCTTTCCGACGTTCCAACACCGAAGGATGAGCCCAGGCGCGCCCCCAGTGGAGCCAGTTGCCTGTGCCGCGCTCTCGCCCGATAAATGCCAGCCCGAGCAGGTCATCGAGGCCACCGCCGTCAATGCCTGCCGTGACCACTTCGGAGCGCTCTAGCAAGGCGTGCAGGGTCAATGTGCGCTGCCCGCGCGGCAGCCAATGGTCCGCGCCCGCCCAGCGGTCGGAACGCAGGTTCAGCCCGATTTCGACATTCAGGTGCTTGGCCAGGAATTGCTGGAATGCTCCGTCCGTTCTGGCCTGCAGCAGCCTAAGCTGATCGCCTAGCCATTCGGCACTGACCGAACGGCCTAGGTTGGGGTTGGTGATATAGAAGTTGGCCGGATCGAGATAGGCCTTTGCCTCGATCATGTCGTCCGGAAATTCATACAAGATTCCCAGCGTCTTCGGGTCTATCACCTTCCCGTCTCGCACATCCCGCCAGTAAGAGAGCTTTTCTTTGAATACACCCGCTGGCGGCTCGTCGCTTTGTGTGGTGAGGTAGATGACCCAGCCCTCGTCCCGCGATATCTGGCCGCCCAGAGCCTCAAGGAACATCGCCACGGCGTTTGCACGCTTGCCGAACAGCCACAGTTCATCAACGAGGATACGGCCCGACTTCTTCCCCGACACCGTGTCGGTGTCGGCCGCAACAACCTTCAAACTGTTGCGCGTCGTGCGATGCGTGATGGTGCGTACATGATCCTGGACATGGAACATGTCGGATAGTTCTTCGTCCGCCCGTACCATCGCCGCAGCTGGCTTGAAGCTGTTGTCGGCCACCTCCTTCGTGGGCGCCAGGATCAGGTGTTCCTCTTCCTGGCGCCAGCAGATGATGACCGCGGTCAGCATGATGCCGGCGGCAATAGTCGATTTCGTATTCTTCTTGCTGATGAGCAACCCGTATTCACGGATCAGCTGCTTTCCCGTGTCCTCTTCATAGCCGCCAAAGATGGCGCGGACGAAATCGAACACCCATTCCTCGGAACATTCGCCAAACGTCTGATGCCGGTATTCGCCGATGGCATCGTCATAGACCTGCGGGAGGTCAACTACCTTCAACTGCTTGAAGATGCCCAACGCATACTCGGCCTGGTCCGGAAAGATCGGCGGGGGGATTATCGACTGTCGCGCCCGCAGTCGATCCGCCCAGTCTGGGCACGCGGTGGTCCAGGCCATGCCTTACCCCTTACCGACAACACGCAGGTGCGGGGGCCGCGGCGGGGCACCGAACTTGCCACCTGCCACGGCTTCGCTGGCCGCCTTCTTCTTGGCGTCCTTTTTGCCTTGCTCGCCGATCTTGCCGTGGACATAGGGAACCCACGCCTTTGCGGCATCGACTCGCAGCTTCATGTCCTGCGCGGGGTCGTTTGCGACGGCCTTTAAAAACTCCAGCGGATCCGAATAGAGCTTGCCCAGGTCGGGCAGCGAAACTGTCTTCCCAGCAGCGGCGGCCTCTTCCTTCAGTTTGTTAACCTGATTAACACGGCCCAGGGCTTCCTGGACATCCTTGTCTTTCATCAGCCGGGACGCTGCAACGGCCGCCCCTTTTTCGCTGTAACCCGCATGGATAGCGGCTTTCGCACCGGACAGGCCCGACTGCAACGCCTGCACAAAGCGGCGCTTTTTGTCGGTTAATGCCATTAACAACCTCGGTTAACAAATCCGGTTAAGGGGAAATTTTCCGCGCGTGAGGGAACGGGTGGTTTCCGTGCGGCGATCCCGCCAGACTTTGACCCTCCCCCCCTTGGCCCAAACAAGCCGGCCCATCACACCCGCTGGCGATAGCCCATGTCTTCCCGCGTCTTGGCGTCATGGCATCCGGCCTTGCGCCCGTGCGCATCGCGCGAGACGCACAGCACCTGCGTGTTCTCGTCCGTGTCCGCGCCTCCATCGTTCAGGCTGAGCTTATGGTCCAGCTCGAAGCCGTAGGGGTACACGGTTAGCTCGCCGCAATGGGCGCAGTGCGGGTCAGCCGACCATACGCGCAGCCGCCGCTCTTGCAGCTTGCGGCCTGTCATACGCGTGGCGCTGGGTGTGGGCGCAGTGGCCAGCCTGGAGCCCGCCATTGCAATACGCGGCTTGAGTGTCTTGAGCTTCATATCGCTCCTTGCTGTGATCTTGCCGGGTGCCACCTACTGCACACCGCCCGGCGCGATGACCCAACCCCGCACGCCATGCCCAGCGTGCGGCCCTCGATAGCGGGAGGGGAAATGAAAAGCCCCGCGTAACACCTCGCGCGGGGGCAAAAAAGTTTGGCCGATGTGTACTATACACATTGAAAGTGTGTATAATACACACATGGACAGCAAAGAACTGATCAAGCAGCTAGAGCGGTCCGGGTGGACACTGCGGGGAGTTAAGGGCTCCCACCATGTTTTCATCCACCCAGACCGCCCCGGACATATCAGCGTCCCTCACCCTAAAAAGGATCTCGGCATCGGACTACTGAACAGCATTCTCAAAGCAGCTGGTTTGAAGTGACACACAGACCCCGGAGCCATCCGGGGTCTGCTAGTCCATGCCACACAAGGAGCACACTAAAGTGAAATATCCCATTGCCATTGAACCCGGCAGCGACACTCACGCGTGGGGTGTCGTGGTCCCTGATCTGCCCGGCTGCTTCTCAGCAGCGGACGAAGGGATTGATCAAGCCATCGAGAATGCCAAAGAAGCCATTGAGCTGTGGATTGAAACAGCTATCGACTCCGGCGATCCCATTCCTCCGGCGACCAGCATTGCGAATCATCAGGCCAATCCAGAGTTTGCTAACTGGATTTGGGCAATTGCTGATGTCGATCCTGCGGTCTTGGATGAAACTGTTGAGCGCGTGAACATCACCATTCCGCGCCGCATTCTCAAGCGCTTGGATGATCGCGCCCGCGCCGCTGGTGAAAGTCGGAGCAGCTACATCGCACATCTCGCCATGACAGCCTGATGACGCATATTGCGTCCGATGCGCCCAGCAAAAGCCCCGACCGGACTATCCGTATCGGGGCTTTCGTTTGTTGGGAGCGGGCTGTGAGAAACGAACCCGAGTAAGAAGCTTGGGAGGCCGCAGCCTGCCCACTCGGCCAAGCCCGCAGAAATGCAGGAACCCGCCGGCCCTCTACCTTCCAGCTTTCGCGTGACGCTCCAAGCGAAGCACGGCGGTTTCCACACGCGAGGCAGCCACATCAACCTCAATGATTTTCATCGTGCCCATCTTTCGGTCAATGATTTGCACTATGGCGCCGGACTCCATAGGCGCCGCAGCATCCATATCCCGCAACTGAACCATTCGGCGATACAGGGTCCAAAGCGGGATTTCGATTCCAAGCTCAGAAAGCTCCCGCTTCACTGTTGGCCCCCTGAGGTAGTCGTGAGATCGAATGACACGATCTATCACTTTCTTCTCTTTAGCTGACAACTCGGAATACAACAGCCGCTGCGCCATAACTCCGAAACCCATTTCCGAATGAACGTTCCCGAGTGTAGCTAGAGTCCGCACTGTACCCAATAGGCTTTCCGCCATCGGACACCAGGTAGGAGAGGCTGTTTCGATTAGCCCACCGAATGCCGGCCGGACTCTATCTCAAAGGTGCGCGCGATTTCCTCCGCAATCTCGCGGTCTAGCACGTCGTGCTTCCATCCGCGCTTCGGAGGCCAAGGAACTCCCAGCAACGTTAGCTGCTTCTTGTTATAGCCCCCGTTCGGGGTCTGCCACTGCAATAGCCAGTTATTAGTGACTTTCATTTAACGCACGTATAAATGAAAAAACCCGCCGGCTTTCACGTGGCGGGTTTGTTTGGACGCAGTAATACACCGTATCCGTTAGAGGCCTATTCTGCGGGACTTTCCCGCAGAGGTCAACCGGAATTCTGAAATCAGCCTCTGCCAATGAGCATGCCACCAGCTTGCAGACGTGCGAGCAGCGCGCGCTGGGCTTGCTGATGAATGCCCGGCTTGGCCTCTTCGTCTCCCTTGGCGGGATAGCCGAACAACCAGCGCTTTAGCTTCGCGCTATGCGCTTCGGCTGTCCGCTCGCTTACCTCGTAGCGCTCAGCCAGCTTCGACAACGAAACCTCTGCGCCGAGTAGGCGCTGAATCAGCGCCGAACGGAGACGCCCGTTCGACACGCAACCCGAAAGCGCTCCAGCGGCCGAAGCGGATACAACCTGGCTCATAGCATCCTGCCATTCTTGGTTTATCTTCCAGCCGGAGCAGCACGACACCCGGCACTCGCAGAGAATCTGAGACGGAGCCGCCCCCGCAATCAAGACGGCTCGGTGAAGTGAAGCCAACTGGTCCAGCTCGGCACGGATCATGCCTGCTTGGCCTGCGCCATCGACCCCGCTGAGGCCCTTGCCTTCCCCCGTTGAAGGGCCAGCCGCTACGCGGTTCATCAAGGGACGGTCGTATTGCTGCATCCGGAAGTTGAATGCGAACGTCAGCGCCGCGTGCAGATTCTTGAACAACGGTTCCTCATCGCCGCACGTATCCCGCATAGCCGCCGGGCTCGTAAGTGTCATGGTAGTCATCAGATAATCCCCGGGGAGTAAGTCACTTTCGCGGGCAGCATTTCCCGCATCCATTGCATTGCTGCTTCCCATGCGAAGGTGACGGTATGCCGCCCCCGGACAGGAAAAGTCCTTGAGTTCACGTGATGGGCGTCCACCATCACCAGTTCGCCACGCGCCCCCGTCTGCCTGTAGATCAGCACCGGCACGCCCTGCTCCCCGGCCTGCTGCTGCGCCTGGCGCCACCATGCCGGCAGGCAAAGCGTATTGGCGTGTTTGCATTCAATGACGATGTGGGCGAACGCCGGATCATCGGCAACCACATCGCTATCGTCCGCAGCGTTGCGCACGCGCCGACGCCACACCTTCCCGGTCGCCTCGGTCAGCAGATTGGCCACCTTGCGCTCGTAGGCCGCGCCCTTGTTCCGCTGCATCGCGCTCATAGCCGCGCCCCCTGGTCCGGATAAGCCTCCATTGCAGCCTTAGCCATGGCGATAACCGTGGGGGAAAAACGCCTGCCTCCCTTCTTCGCAATCTCAGCCAGGATGCGCTTCGCACCGCGCCGAGGATCCCGGCCCGACTCGTTCATGATCGCGCCCACCCCCATCGCCTTCAACGCCTTTGCTGCTTCCTCAGGCGTGGCCTGGGTCGTACCCGGAGCAGGCAACGCGACGGCAGGCGCAGGGATGGGAGCCCATTCGCCCTGATGCAGTTCATCGGAAAGCGCCCGCTCCCAGCGCGACTGCATGACCGAGTAGCCGCAATTCAGCAGGTCGTGGGAGCCGACTCGCACGGCAGCCCAATAGACGGCCGGATGGCTCCATTGCCCTACCTCGCCACGGCGGCGCGCCGTCATTCCCGCAACAGCGTCATGGAATGCGTTCTCAGGGATCAATCCGGGCCGGCAAGCACGGATGAACTCCCCCACGGCCGGCGGCCAGTCCGGGAACATGCGGCGGCAGGTCCGCAACCCTTCGGCCACTTCCTGCGGCGTCACGCGGTCCTCGTCCAGCGCCTCGGCCCAGGCTTCCTTCCAGTTCTCAATGCTTTGCATGTCCGGGAAGTCCTTGAGCCAACGCCCCCCGTAAGTTCCCGAAAGCCGGTTCCACAGATGGTCGATCAGAGAAATGCCTTCCAGCTTCGCCAGCGGTACGGCCCAGCCGGAGCGCTCAGGCGTCGAATGTGCGACCGTCGTCATAGTCGTTGCCTCCCTGGGCTCGGTTGCGATTTACGTATTCCGTGGGGTTGAACTTGCCGGCTCGGCCTGCGGGGCTGGAGGCTTGGCCGCCAGGGGCGAACAGGCCTTGCCAGCTTTTCCCGATTGCGTTCTCGATGACGGCCTCCGGCGTGTGGCCCTGCTGCCGAAATCCGGCAAGGTCTTTGACCTGCTGCTTGGCAGCTTCCTCGGTCAGCGGCTTGCGAAGTTGCACGCGGTGGCGAACCCAACGCCCCCAGAGTTCCGCATCCAGCCAAACCGGCAATTCAACGCACATCGGATCGAACCCCGGCGAGCGCTTGCGCGCGCCTTTGACGGTTCTTGATGGTTCTGACGGTTCTATGACGGTTATATGCGGGTGCAACCCGTTGCACCCTTTCATGTCGTCGTTTGCACCCTTTACGTCGTCAGTTGCACCCTTTGTGTCGTGGTTTGCACCCTTTTCCGCCGCTTCAGATGGTGCAAAATCTGCACCGTTTTCTTGTTCCGGAGCCTCCGGATTGAGGGATGCAAAATCTGCACCCTTTATCCAAGCCTCGGAAATCCGGTACTCACGGCGTTGATTGCGACCACCGTTGCCAGCGTTGACCAGGATCAGCCAGCCGGCCTTTTCCATGCCGCGCAATTGGTATTGAACGGCGCGCACCGATTGGCGCGTCTTCTCGGCCAGGGACGCGATGGACGGATAGATGCCCGTACCCTGATCGCTCGAATGGTCCGCGAGCGCCAGAGCGAGGATCATTTCCCCGCCGCCGTTCGGATACCGCTCGAACACCATCCCCATGACTTTCACGCTCATGGCGACTCCCGATACAAAAGTTGGTACCCGATTTCTGCCTCAACAGGCCACGCCCCCAGGACAATCAGGGACAACCGGGTTTCTTGGAATCCAGCCTCCCACAGCGCAACCTTCTCTTCATAGGTCGCGCCAGTGGTGTTCTGGTCGATATAGGCGTGGCACCCGACGCAGCCCCAGGCAGTCGCCCAGTCGTGCGCCTTGAGCCACCCTGCCTTGCCGTGCCGGCTTTGGTTCGAATGGCAAGCTACGGTCGTATCCGTGCCGCCAATGCAGACATCGGGGATCTGGAGCTTGCACGGCTTGCCTCGGGCCAGATCCAGCAAGGCCCGATTGCGATACATGGTCTTGGTGGCACGCGGCTTGGCGCGACGACTGGGCAACCGCTTGCCGGTCGCCTTCAATGCGGACCTCTGACGCATGGGCGCGCCACGCCTCATCGGTGTCTTCTGCTTGAGCTGCGTCTTGCGTTGCAACGTCATGCCGCCCCCGCATGCTTGCGGACGCGCCACCAGGCAGGAAGCTGCCAGGCGTTCACGCGCCTCCTCACCAGGCCGGCGCGTACCGCATCAAACAGGAAGGCGCTGACGGCGCAGCGGGCCGCTTCGTCCCGCGAGGTGCTGGGCCAGGGATTGACCGCCACAAGCGCGGGCTCGACGATTTCCCTGAGCGCCCGCACGTCAACGCGGCGCGCCGTATCGATAATGGCCTGCCGGACCTGCTCCACCGTCTCAGGCGGAACACGGTAGCCCCTGAACATATGCAGACACTCAGCCATAGATGCCGCTCCACTCGACAAACGGAATGCGGATCGCGGTATGGAACAAGGCGGCTGCGTCCGCGTTGTGATCCAGTTCCGCGCGGCTGGTGATGCCGCACACGTCCCTCACGTATTGCGCTGCGTGCTGCTGGGCCGACACGCCCTCGGGGGCGGCGCCAATGCGGGACTCAACCCACCGCTGGAACTTCGCGCCGTTGCACATCATTGCGGCCGTGCGCGACGGCGCCGCCCCCTTGCGCCCTGCGGACGCGCTACGCGCCCGCACCGGTACACCCGAAGTCCCGCGCTGGATCATTTCTCGGCCATCCCGCTCAGACGGTTCGCAACGCTCGCCACCGCTTCCATGACGGTGCGGCCGGCAGCGGTGACGCGCGCCACCTCCTGCTGATCCACACCGCCATCAGCCAGGGCGTCGTAAACCTCATGACCGAACTTGCCATGAGCAACCATCAGGCCGGCGACCTGCTCCAGCACGGATATGTCGCTTTCACCGCAGGACTCTGGGGCCTTCACCAGCAGATAGCCGTTGCTGTGCGCGAAGGCGGCCAGGATGCGCACATCCCCCGTCATCCGCACGATGCGATCCGCCTCGGCCAGCGTCAGGTGATGCGTGTTGTTATTGGGATTGACCTTGTTGCGCAGGACGGCAGCAGAAATGCCGACCAGAGGCCCCAGGGACTCACTCCCGCCCTTGTACTCATGCACCGTCAAATCGGCCGCAGTGGTGATGTTCATTTCCTGATTTCCTGAACGTATCTATTGCTGAGCAGCGGCCTTACGATGCGCTGCATGGAAAAACGATTCGTGCCCTACACGTCCAGCGGACCGATCTGCACCTTGTCGCTAGGCTTCGCCGGTGCCACCGGCTGCGGTGCCGGCTGGGCCGGCGTCGTCGCACTATTCATGCGCTCTCTCCTGAAGATGGGTGGTCAGCCCCTTAGAATGTTTGCTCTCACACACGACACTCGCCCCGAACAGGAGGGGGCTGACCATGGAAAATTTGCAGCAGGTCACCGAGAACATCTGCCGACTGAAAGGCGAACTTTTCGCCATGCATGCCCTGCTAGACGCCATGTTCCAAACCATCCCAATGGATCAATTGCGCGCCTTGACCCAAGCGCACGCCCAGTCGACGGAAGCTGCGCGCGTATTCCTGCTCAACAGTGCAACGTCGGGCGAGTACGTCATTTCCGCCTTCGACGATCATTCGGAGAACTTGTCTTCCAGGCTGCACAGCCTTGCTGGCCTATAGCCCTCTCGAAGAACTTTCTTTGGGAAGCGGCGAGACCTTCGTGTCGCGAAATACTCGTACGCCACACCGCGCCTCCCGGAAGCATTGCCGCGGCGATACGCTCGTCGGCAATGCGCTCAACGGCAGGCCGAATCAGCCACCGCACGAAGCGGGCGAAAAGGCTATGCATAGGAGTGCTCCAAGGTTGAACAAAAGACGAAGCGCCAGGTGCGGTGAATGGATGTCATGCCGCCCTCGCCTCTTCGGCCAACTCGGGCCAGATTCGGTTGCAGTCGATGGGGCGAAGGTCTCGCCTCGTGACGGCACCTTCAGTGGCTTGCTCAATGGACGCGCAGTGCTCGACCGGCACAGGTCGGCGTCCCGTGCGCCACTGATAAACGAGCGCTGGGGATACGCCCACGCATCGAGCTAGCGCCGCTGCGCTGATCGACCCATCCCGACTGAGGTAATTGTTCAGATCCATGGCTTCAACTATAGCGTTGCTACAGATTGTTCGCAAGCCATGCTATAGATTTATTTGAATAGCATCGCTACATGAAATTTTGGACGATTGAAGAGGAAGCCTCTGCCCTGCGCGCGCGCTTTGATGGCGTGAATCGCGCGGCTTTCGCTCGCGATCACCAAGTGAAGGGTGGTCAGGCGATGATCTACCAGCACATCACGGGTAGGCGTCCACTCAACTTAGAGGCGGCCATGGCGTACGCCGAGGGGTTTGGCTGCTCGCTGGCAGACATCAGTCCGCGGCTTGCGGCGGAAGCACAAAAGGCCGCAGCATTGGCCTCTGAGTCCGTCCCACCTGAACCGGTGCCAGCCGCACCATGGCCCTTCCGTACGATCCCCGAGGACCAGTTGCGGGCACTACCCGAGTCGCAGCTCAATGCGCTCGAGGGAGCCATCGCGCTCGCAATCGCTCAGATGAAGCTAGGGATTCAGGTGTCGCCACCGCCCGCGGCCCCGGCGAATAACGTCATTCCTATGCGGGCTCACAAACCTGGCGGCCTGGTCGACATGGACCATGCCGATGACCCCTTCCCTATGCGAATAGCAGGCTTGCCGCCGGCTCCCTGGGAAGGCGGGAATACGACCTACGAGGCCGAGCGCAACCCGAAGATCCGAATCAGCACGCAGGCGGGTGTCATCGCGAATGCCGGCCCGGGTGAGCCGCACGCGGCAAATGACAGGTTCGAGAAAGTGCCCGAGCTTGCCGAGGTGCGCCTGGCCGCCGGCGAGGGCATCGAGAACCACAGCGAAGACCAAACCGGCATGATCCAGTTCCGCCGCTCATTCCTCAAGGCGGTAGGTGCCGACAACGGAAAAGCGCGAGTGGTGTATGCGAAAGGCGACAGCATGGAGCCGGTAATTCGTGACGGCGCCGCCCTGCTTGTCGTTCCGAACGAGAACCTGACGCTGCAAGATGTGGCGAGCGGTGGGGTGTACGCCATCAACTATGACGGGAAGATGCTCGTCAAGACTGTGAGCCGGGACAAACTCACTGGGCGTTTGGTCGCGCGCTCGTTCAACCCAGCCTACGTTGACATCCCGCTGGAGAATGGCCATCCCGTGCGAGTGCTTGGACAGGTCGTATGGGCTGGCGCGAAGCTGCGGGACGATGAGGCCGGACAGTGGGTCCGGTCATGACGAACCGCAGCTTTATCTAATTTCAGCCGCGATGTCGCGGCACTCACTTCTTAAGGTAACGAGATGAGAATGTCATTGCTGTTTGTCGCCGCCATAGTGACCGGATGCGCCAGCTCGGGATCGAAGTTAGACCAAGCAAAGGTGCAGGCCATTCAGCCAGGTGTCACCACCTACAACGACATGGTGCGCGATTTTGGGCCTCCCTTGAGTCAAGCCTTCAACCAAGACGGGCTTCTCACCGCTCAGTGGTTCTACTTCTACACTGCGGCTTTCGGCATGAACCAGGAGCAACAACACCTGACTGTACTGTTCAACAAGGACAAGACCGTCAAAGACATCGTCAGTTCGGCTGGTGGTGGCAACGGCGCTCGTCTTGGCAGATAGGCGATAGCCTTGTGTGCGGAACAGCCGGACAAGGGTGCGGCATTAGCGAGTTAATACTGGTGTGATGAAGTGGTCCTACAAAACGCCGCTGGAGACTTGGGCATGTTCAAACAGATGAGAGCCGGACGTGATTCCTCCGTTAGATGATCGTGGTCTGCTCCCGGCAGGCGTTCATGAATGCGCGCTTGATGAGGCGGAAAGGTGGGCGCAGGAAGACCTTCATCGGCAGGGAATCTGGGCCGGGTTACTGAGCGTGCTTCCTACTATCCGTTCGCCCTTCACGCATCGAGGGTTGCCACCACCTCCGCTGACCCTCGCCGGGAGCTATTTCTCTGACAAGCCGGCCCCTGGCGATATTGAAGCAGTACTCGCTCTACCACCTGACGTTTCAGCAGCAGTGATTGGCGAGTGTTACGTGTGCTTCCAAGCAAACCGTCACAGATGGCATGTGGAGCAGCGCGTAGACTACTATGTAATGGTTGCGGGAATGGGCAATGATTTTCGGGATTTTTTCCAGTACGTCGGCATCAAAACCGGCGCTGCGAAAGGCTTGCCAGCTAAGGAGCGGCGCGGCATTGTACAGGTGACGACATGGTGAACGACACGCGCAATCTGGTGCATGGTGAGGCTCTTACTTGGATGAGCCAAGCGAACGCCATGTGGGATGCCATCAAAGACACGGGCCTGGTCACCAAAGAAGAATTCTGGGCCAACAACCCGTACCTGACCAAGGTAACTCAGCTCTACGAAGAGGATTTTCAGCTTGCCAAGCTGACAGATGAATCTGATCTTCTGTTCCATGCGGAAGGCCCTGGAGCCGGCCATGAAAGCCCGCGGCTGGACACTGTAAATTGGCTCGGCGTCCGAATGGAGCGCCGCCTTCGTGAGTTGGCCCAATCGTTGACTCCGCTGGTTGAAGCTGACGCTCGTGTCGCCGCCCGCAAACTTGATCTTCGCCTCACGGGAATTGCTCCTGGCAGCCTTTACATGGGCATCGCTCTGGCCGAGATCGCGATGTCGCTCCCAGGCATGGAGGCGTCCGATTTATCGCTTGTGCAGTCTATTCGGTCCGCGTTACAGAGCATTCAAGTCATTCCTCAATTTGTGACCGACGTGGATGTTAGCTCTGAAATCATGGATGCATTTCCGGACCCGGCCTTGAGAGACGCTTTGATGGTGGCTGCATTCGAGATCGCTCCCACGGGGCGGAAGGGAATCCACACGCTGGAGATCTCCGCGCCGCGCACCAGTATTCGAACGGGAACGCTCGGCCAGCGTGAACGAGTAGTTCTTCGCGAGGCAACCCATCGGCCCTTTATGAAGGAGCGCAGGCGAGGCTCGTTTGTGGGCCAAGTGCGAGAAATAGACCTAGACTCCAGCAGATTTCAGCTGAGAGGCGTAGAGGGCGTAGGCACACTACGCTGCGTAAGCAAGTTCGACGAGAACCTGAGCAAGCGCGTGCTGGGCCGTACTATTAGTGTCTCGGGTTGGTACGATGTGGATAAGGATGGGCGTCCGCGATTGATGGAGGTCTCTGAATACAACATTCATCCCGCGCAGATTCAACGCCGCCTTCCGAAAGGAATTTGATAAACAAGGCCACCTCCGGGTGGCTTTTTTTGTTGCCTGACTACTCTAATTGATCATGACTATCCATGTACTAGGTCACCCCAAAACCTAGGCACAGGAGCAGTTCATGATTCGCTTTCTGGTCACGCTCTTAGTCGTGCTACTGGCCCTCTGGGCCACACCGGCCTACTAAGCCCTCACATCAACCGCCCGCCCTCGCGCGGGCTTTTTTTCGTCCGTTACAAATTATCCATAGCATCGCTATTGCCTATAAACTGTAGCGTTGCTATAGTTTCCCACCGAAGCACGAGTCGCACCGCTTACAGCCAAAGGCCGGCCCGCGATGCTGCAGCAGTACCGCTCTTTAACAACCGAGGCCGCCCGCCCCCGCGAGGGAGGACGGGCGAAACAGGACAACCGATCAGGCGCGAGCGCCCCCCCGGACCCTGTGTGCTTGGGCAACCGCCCCAGGCAACGCCCAGCCGGGCGTGGCGACGATAACCCCGGCCACTTTCCGATTCCGCTGAAAAGCGGGTTTCGGCCAGCGCTGCGAGTCAGCGCTTACCGAAGCCAACCAGAGAGGAAATCACCATGAACCGCAGACCCAACCCGCAGAAGGAAGCAGACGCCTGGAATGCCCGCGTGAAAGTCGGCGACACCGTCAGCTACGCCGAAGTGAAAGGCCTGACCGAACCCCAGACGTTCAAGACCAAGACCGAGGCCGAAGTCTTGAGCGGCCATACCGCCGTGGTGTGGCTGGAAGGCAAGCGCGGATGCGTGGCGGTGAGCCACTGCACGCCCGTGCCCCGCCAGGAGATCACCAGCGGCCCGTTGACCTTCGTGCGCGAGGACATCGACAAGGATGAACGCTGGAAAGTCGTGCTGCCCGAGGGCCTGGGCCTGCCTCACTTCTGCGTCAAGAACTACGGCGGCCCGCCCAACGACGAGAGCGGCTTTTCCGGCTGGCGCGTCGTGAGCGGCGGACCCTTCACCCAGGCCGGCGGATGGGCTACGCGCGACGAGGCTATTGCCGGCGCAACGGCATTCCTGGTGCCGTACTACCGCAAGATCGCGCAGGAGAAGATCGCGGACGCCCAGCGCATCGTGGCCGCGATGCAGGATTACCTGGCCGCCTGATAGCCCTGGCTCATGCCCCGCGTGCGGGGCATCGGCAGGCGCTGTCCTGACTCCCCTTTCCCATCCCGGAGAAATCCATGCTCAAGTTCCTTGAAGAGCTGTTCGATATCGTCCTGTCCATCATCAACGTGCTGGACCGCAACGGCGACCTGTAAGACCTCCGTACCCCGCCCCGCTCGTCGGGGCGGCTTCGGAGAGCGGGCCGGCGCCGCAACGTCACCGGCGCAAAAGTGACTTTCCAACGTGAAGCGATGATCGGGCCTCCGGCCTGCTCTCCGAAGCCCACCACCGCGCATACCGCGCAAATCCCAATGCCCTCAACTATCCCCGCCATCTGGTGGGGCCTGGCGCTGCTCGCCCTAGTGGCGGTGGCACTGGTCCCCATCGGCAACTACTTCACCCGCCGCCACGCCGCGGCCGATCCCTGGAGTCCTTGATGATCCGCCGAATTCTGCGCCTCCATGGCGAACTGCTCATGAACATCACCTTCTGCGCTATCGCCATCGCCGCTGCCCTGCTTGGCTATGGCGAGCGCCAGCAAGCCGACGAATCCACCATCACAGCCCAGGACGGCGGCGGCAAGACCGCTTACGCCGCTAAGGGATAACCGGAGCCCCCTCTCATGTGGTTCAAGAACCTGAAGCTTTACCGCCTGTCCGCCGCCTGGCCGTTGCACGGCGATGAACTGGAAGACGCGCTCGCCCGCCAGGCATTCCATCCGGGCAACAACCTGGAAATGCAGTCCATCGGCTGGGTTCCGCCCCGCGAGAACGGCGGACTCGCCCACGTCGTCGGCGGTCAGATCCTGCTGACTCTGCGCGGCGAAAAGAAGCTGCTCCCTGGCACGGTCATCAACCAGGTGGCGAAGTTCCGCGCCCAGGAAATCGAAGAGCAACAAGGCTATAAGCCGGGCCGCAAGCAGATGAAGGAAATCAAGGAGAGCGTGACGGACGAACTCTTGCCCCGCGCCTTCAGCATCTACCGCGATACCCGAGTGTGGATTGACCCGATCAACCTCTGGCTGGTGATCGACGCGGCAACCTCCAGCAAGGCCGATGAGGTGATCGGCATTTTGGCGAAGTGTGTAGACCCGTTCCCGCTGGAAAACCTGTACGTCGCGCAGTCGCCTGCGGCGGCAATGACCGGGTGGCTGGCAGAGGACGAGGCCCCGGCCAACTTCAGCATCGACCAGGACACGGAACTGCGGTCATCCGGCCAGAGCGGCGCAGCCATCCGCTACGTCAAGCACTCCATCGACGCCGACGACGCCCGCCGACACATCCAGTCCGGCAAGCAGTGCACCCGCCTCGCCATGACCTGGGCTGACCGCGTTTCCTTCGTCCTCACCGAAGGGCTGGATATCAAGCGCGTGTCTCCCCTCGACGTGCTGAAGGAAGGCAATGAAGGCGTGGCCGCCAACGACGACGAGAAATTCGATTCGGACATGCTGCTCATGACCGGCGAGCTCGCCAAGATGATGGCCGAGCTCGTCGATGCGCTTGGTGGCGAAAAGCTCATGTAGCCGCGAATCAGCTTTCGCCTTCAGGACGTTCGCTTAGAGACTCTCGAAAATCGCCCTCGTACGCGAATGAGGGCGCTCGAATTGGGACCGAAAACCAACAACCAGCCTCAGGCGCCAGAGTCGGCTTGCAGTACCAATGCGCTAGTCCATCTGCATCAATTGCCCACCATTGAGCACTCGGTGGCGCCAGCTTCCACATCACTCCAGGGTGCGACATCGCTATCTCCCTCAAATGGAGGAATAAATAGTATGCCGCGCCGTCTTAGGGAATGCCAATATGAACAGTCCCCCCGCATCGTTCAAGACGATGATCAAGGACGGCACGATCAAACGCGCCGACGCAATGAAAGTCCGCTATTCCGATATCCGCGTGAAAGAGGGTTTCAACCTCCGCGACCTGGATGACGAATACGATGCCGGGATCGAAGCCCTGGCCTCCTACATCCTGAACGGTGGCACGTTCCCCGCCCTCGAAGTCGTCGCCCTGCCGGACGGCTCAGGCGTCGAAGTCGTAGACGGCCATCGGCGATATGACGCCATCGGCCGCGCGATCCAACGCGGAGCGCCCATCGAATGGGTCTCCGTCGTGGGCTTCCAGGGAAACGACATAGAGCGCCGCGCGCGCATCTACACCAGCAACGAAGGCGTGAAGCTGCGCCCTTTGGAGGCAGCACGCGGCTTTAAGCGGTTCCGTGGCATGGGCTTGGATACCGAAGAAATTGCCTCCCTCGTCCATCGCAGCCGGCCCCATATCGAAAACTATCTCGTTCTCGCGGACGCCGAGCCCGATGTGCAAGCGCTGGTGCGCGGTGGCGCGGTTTCCGCAGAGGTCGCGATAGACGCAGTTCGACTATACGGCGCTCAGGCGGGCCAGTTCCTGAGCGGCAAGGTGGCCCAGGCCAAGGCCGCAGGCAAGTCCAAGGTGACCGCCAGCACCATCCACGGCCGCGCCCTCCCCCGCAAAGTCGTCTCCCCGCTCATCAGCGGCGTGGACACCTTCATCAAGGGACTGGACGCCAACCAGCGCGCAATCCTCATCGACATCCAGGAAGGCCGCGTAGCCGCCGACACCATCACGGTAAAGACTCAGGATCTGTTGGACCTGTTCGAAGCACACAGCGCCGTCGAAACCGTCCGCGCCAAACGGGCTGAGAAAGCCGCCAAGGAGGCTCAGCAAGCCGCCCCCGATACACAGGCACCTATAGACCTTCAACAAGAGGAAGCCACCGCATGAGCGCCCCCGAAAATTCAATCCCCGTTGAAGTTCTTGACGCAGCAATAAGAGGCTGGTTCGGCACCGTGCCCGATACCAAAGATCAGCAGCAGCATTTCCGCCACCGCATGCGCTCCGCCCTTGCCGCAGCCAAGTGGTCCGCTCCCGCTGATGGCGATGTGCTGGATGCGGACATGTACTGGAACGACGCGGACACCGAAGGCTTCGCCGGATCGACTCTGGACGATGCTGTGCGCTACGTCGCCGACGACATTCCAACATCTGAAATGCCGGTGACGTTGACCTTTCAAGTCGCCAAGACCTTGCCGAATGTTCAGGTGCTTGTGACTGGCGTCGACAGTGAAGGGGATCTGCAATATGAAGTCATCGACGCCGCCATTGCTGCCCAGCAGGGCAAAGGGGGTGAGGCATGAAAAACGGCCTCGATGTCCTCAACGAGTTCACGAAGGAAGAAATCATCGCCTTCGTGCGTGAAAAGGGGTTCTTCCTGCGCTTCAGTCGCCGAGACCTGCTTTTCATCCGCTGGAAGCTTGCTAGTGAAAAGCTGATGGCCGACTTTAACGCGGAGCTTGCCCGCTGGGATGCGGAAAAGCCCGATTTCAAAAAGCGAGATGCCTTGGCTATCCAATGCAATGCCAGCAAAGACATCCACGAAAGGCTTCGTCTATTGCAAGAGATCGAACCATACGACAAGGCTCTGCAAGATCACATTTCGCGCACGCGGAAGCTGGACGACCGGCAGAAGACCGTTGACCGCATGTATCGCGACATCCAAAGGGAGGCAGCATGACCGCATGCCAATGCAGGGAGAAGATCGACGAAGGGCTGGCTCGGCACAACACCAAAGTTTCTCGGTTTTTCGTGCTTGGCAACGGAGGGACGGACATGCCCTGGCCCATCGCCACCGATCAGATAGAGACGGGCCGCGGCAAGAAAAAGGCAGTTGCGTTGTTCGCAAGCTACTGCCCGTTCTGCGGTGCGCCCCTCAAGCCCGAATCGAGCGCCACCCAGCAGCCTAATGGGGGTGAGGCATGAGCCTGATCCTGTTGACGGATATCGACGGGAATGCCCTCGCGATCAACCCGGAATTCATAGTCTCCGTGACCGCCGTGCCGAACAGCTATCACGGTTCGAGAGCAGTTATCCGCACGCAAGACGGAAAGAGCCATACCGTCCGCCAGTCGCCGCAAGAGATCTTCGACGCCATCCAGCAGGGCAGCCAGGGATAGAAGTGATGGCCACTCGCCCCCAATAAGTCGCCTAGCTAGTCCGCCAATTGAGCATTGGCGATACCCACCGCAACAGCATCGGCCAAGAATGCTAGAGCGTCTTGATGGGAAAGGCCGCCCGCGATGAGCCCGGCTACAGGCAAGCGAGCCTCCTTCTGTGTTCCTCCGGGCTGACGGATAAACACCGCTGCCGTCGGACTTCCCTCTTCCGCCTGGACCATGACCTCATGGTTTGCCACGACCTTTCGTTTGTTCGGTGTAGTCACTGTCAATTCCCCAATTTAGATAGGAAAGCTGAGTATGTCGAAACCTACCACAGCAGCCTCGAGTGAAGAAGTCCGTCCAGATTCTATCAACCCGCTTAGCGATGACTATATCAACCGCTTTATCCGCGAACATGGCTACGACAGCACCGAAGTGGTCATAGCCAGGCTCTGGCAATGGATCGGTCTGAATGGCGGCGAGAACAGCGTGACTCTGCTCATGTACGAAGCCCACAAGGCACTGTCCAAGTTGCGCGCCCCTGTATCTGATATCCGCAAAGGCTTCGAACTGACCTACGCCGCCGACGCCGACGATCCCGCCTGCGCCAGCGACCTGAGCCACTTCACCAACGGCTGGCGCGCCTGCATCATGTCCCAGGTGCGCGCCCCTGTAGCCGATGAGCGGCAAGGAGACATCGCCGCCGGCCTGCAAGACAGCGCGTATTGTGCGGGCCTTCAGCGGGGGTTCATGCTTGGCAACCACAACGACAACGACGGACTCCGCCAGGCGCTGGAATCCCGCGATGGATACGTGAAGACGATCAAGGATGCACGCGATGCCCGGGCGAGCGCCCCTGTAGCCGGGGAGGCGGAAATCATGGCAATCGTTCGCGACCAATGCCCGGACTTCGATGCTACTCACGAAGGCCCGAGCGAGGACGACATGATCAGCATCGCTCGCACGCTGCTGGCCCGCTATGCCGCGCCCCAGGCCAGCGAGGCGGTGCGCGATGCCGGAATAGCGGCATCGGAAGAAGTGGTGCTGCCGCCGCTTCCCGAAGCGTTAGCCCTACAACCGGGCCAGCTTGGCCACACCGACCAAACGTTGGATTACTTCGCCCGCGCCGCTATCCTGGCAGACCGCCAGCACCGCGCCGACGAGGTTGCGTACATAGCCAGGCTGCGCGCTGCCCTCATCCTCGCCCGAGATTCGCACGGAGTCACCCTATTGACGGATCCGCCGCAGAACGCCTGGAAGGCTCGCGGCGTCGGTGACGTGATCCGCGCCGCCCTCTCCGCGCAACCGGGAGCGCAGACTCCGCTCAAGGAGGAAAACGCTTGAACCGCGCGCGGCTCGCCAAATGCTCTGGAGCATCTGCATAGGATGCAGCCAGCAGGTCGAGCATCGCGCACTCCCCGACCGCGCGTGCCCGATCTTGCGAGGCAAAGCGCTCCACCGAGTACTCAGTGCGAAGTGCGTTGCCTGATCCATCTATCAACGTAACCACCCAAGCGAACTTCGTTTTGTCCATGGGCCGAACTTGCAATGTCGCTCGAACACCCCGACTCGATTCTGATTGGTTCATGACAGTCCCCACGATAGGACGGATGGATATCGTACTGCCGCGTTCGCTACCCCGCGCAGAGCTAAATGAATAGTTGCAAAAGTTGGTGCAAGGGCATGCTGAAGCACTAGTGAGCCTGCATCCTCGCAATGTGTTGGCGCCCCGGCCCCATATTCACAACACCCAGAACCACAATGACCCATTTACGGAGCAACCATGACAGCACTCTATGCACTGGCGGTCCCGCTCGCGATCATCATAGGCATCGCAGCTGGACTGATGATGCCGAATCGGGGCAAGCGTCCCCGGCGCCGCTGATGACGTCAACTGCCACGCATCAATCAAGTTCCCCGAAAGCCCACCTAGCGTGGGCTTCGTTTTGGAGGCGAAATGCTCACGCTCACACACGAAGAGCTGATCGAACTCACAGGAAAGGCCAGGAAGACAGGACAGATTGAAGCCCTGAGATTCCTATCCATCCCGTTCAAGATCCGCCCGGACGGTACCCCTGTGGTCCTTCGGGCAGCAATGGAGGCAGCACTAGGCCATGCGACCAAGAACCAAGGACCGACACCTCCCCGCGTGCGTATACCTGAAACACGGCGCGTACTGGTACGTTAAAGGGGGAAAGTGGCGCAAGATCGGTACCGATCTGCATAGCGCGCTGACGGAATATGCGCGGATCGTCGCCGCCCCCACCGACGGTATGCCCGCCCTGATTGACGCAGCGCTCCCAGTCCTGACAAAGGACGTAGCTGAATCGACACGGAAGCAGTACGAGTATTGCGCAGTGCAATTGAAGGAGGCATTCGCTGCCTTTTATCCGAGCCAGGTCCGTCATGGCGATGTGGTGGAGTTGCTTGATGGATATGCGGACCGCCAAGCACTCGCAAATAGAATGCTGACCGTGCTGAAGCTCGTGTTCCAGTGGGCCTTGGATCGCGGCCGGGTCGAGGCCAACCCGTGCGTTAGCGTGAAGCGATTCGTCCAACGGCCCCGGGACAGGTTGATCACCCCCAGGGAGTACGCCGCCATTTACAAGGAATGCCCTCCCTGGTTGCAATGCGTGATGGATCTTTGCTACCTCACTGGCCAGCGAATCGGCGACGTGTTGAAAATCGAAGACGTCGACCTGCGTGAAGAAGGAGTGTTCTTCGAACAGCAGAAGACGGGGAAGCGGCTGGTAGTCGAGTGGACGCCAGAGTTACGTGCGGCCGTCGAGCGTGCCAAGGAACTACAGGGCTCGAAAACACGGACTCAGTATCTGCTGGGTGGCCGCGGAGGCAAACTCAGACTCCATTCCAATGTCTGGCGCATCTTCAAAGATGCCGCCATCAGGGCCAACATCCCAGACGTGACCCTCCATGACTTGCGTGCGATGGCCGGCACCGACGCAGAATCGCAAGGCATAGACCCGAGCGCCCTACTCGGCCATTCGGATCCTCGAACGACCCGAATCTACTTGCGCGACAAGCGCCCTAAGCTTGTCAAAGGCCCGACCAAAAGGGCTGTATAG